GTAAACTTACGCCTAATGGTAATAATCTCTCTGGTCGCTCTAGGTCAAAACGTTCAATTCAAGATGAACAGAATTTATTAAAGCAGATTCATGATAGTCTTGATGATATTGTTGTAGAACCCCCAGATCATTTTTCTTTAAATTCCGGTGAACTTCTATTTTTTTACGATATTATCGAAGAATATCCTAATGCAGAGTGGTCTAGTCATCAATTAACTATTGCCTGTATGATGGCTAGAGAGATCTACGCGGTAGAGAGAGAACAAAGGAGATTACGAAAAGAGGAAATGGTAGCTCCGAATGTCAAAGGTTGGCCTTGTTCAAATCCTCGTAGGAACGTAATCAATGGTTACATTAATTCGATTATGAAACTTAGGCAGTCTCTAGCTCTTCATATCAGGGCTAATACAAGTGGTAAGGGTGCAGCCAGGAGATTGCAGCAGGAAAAAGATTCTCAGAGTGAAATGAATTATCTATATGGAGACCAAGAGAATTCTGATCTTATTCCGATGCAGTAATGGATAAAAAATCTAAAGCAGACTTGATAATCCGGTTCATTCACAAATTCTGTAGAGTGCCGGAAGGAGATATGGTTGGACAGCCAATTAAACTCCTTCCATTCCAGATTAAGTTCATCAAAGCTGTTTACGATTCTAATAGACGGATTCGTAGAGCTTATTTGAGTATCTCACGTAAGAACGGAAAGTCGGCCCTTATTGCCTGTTTAGTTCTTGCTCATTTGATTGGGCCTGTTGCAATTCCTAATAGTCAGATAATTTGTGCAGCCAGATCTAGAAGTCAGGCATCTCTTGTTTTTAAACTGGCCTGCAAAATGATTAATCTTAATCCTATACTTCAAAGATTAATTAGACAAACTCATTCTACTAAGACCTTGAATGGTCTTACCATGAATACTGAGTTTGTCGCCATATCGGCTGAGGCCAAGACTGCCCACGGACTCTCTCCTGTGGTAGCTATTCTAGACGAGGTTGGTCAAGTCAAAGGTCCTAAAGACGATTTAGTTGAAGCTATTGAAACTGCACAAGGTGCATATGGAGATAACTCACTTCTTATTGCTATTTCGACTCAGGCGCCTACTGATGCAGATTTATTTAGTGTTTGGCTAGATGATGCGGAGACATCCCATGATCCAAGTATTGTATCGCACGTTTATACTTCTCCTGATGATTGCGACCTTGACGATGAGGATGCTTGGAAGGAATCTAATCCGGCTTTAGGGGTTTTTCGTTCTATCGAAGATATGAGGAATTACGCAGAACAAGCATTACGTATGCCATCTAAAGAGAGTTCTTTCAGATGGCTATTTCTTAATCAACGAGTTGAAGCAAATGATCCATATATTTCTAAAGTAATTTGGTCTCAGAATAATTCACCTCCGGCAGTATTCGGCGATTTAGAGATTTATGCTGGTTTAGATTTATCAGAAATTCGAGATTTAACTGCATTTGTTCCGATTGCCTGGGATGGGGATGTATGGCATGTGCGTCCACAGTTTTGGTTACCTAGTCATGGTTTGAGAGAGAAATCAAAGGCTGATAGAGTACCTTGGGATACTTGGGCTAAACAAGGTTATTTGAATATTACTCCTGGAAAGACGATTGAGTATCCGTATATTGCAGATTTCTTATACGACTTCTGTCAGAATAATAATGTAAAGAAGATTGGGTTTGATCGTTGGGGATTTAGTCATTTGAAGCCCTGGCTTGAGAAAGCAGGGTTTACCGAAGAACAACTCGACGTTGGTAATGAGAACGCCTTATTTGTTAAGTTTGGTCAAGGTTATGAATCAATGTCTCCGGCGCTACGTGATCTTGAGAGTGACATTGCTCAAGGTAGATTAGCCCACGGAGACCATCCCATTTTGAATATGTGTATGTTGAATGCGGTTGTATTGACTGACCACGCACTTAATAAGAAACTTAGTAAGAAAAAGGCTCGAGGTCGTATTGATGGAGCCGTAGCATTGGTTATGGCCAGAGGTGTTGCTGCTACTCACGAACCAGGCGAAGAAGTAGATATTCGAGCAATGGTTGGATAACTCAGAAGGAAACTAGAAAATGGCAGACGGAGTCTTTAATATCTCGAAAGGCGCAGTAGCTGAGATGGTTCGTGACGGAGCCACTAACGTTCTTATACTTCTGCTTAAAACTAATGAGGCAGAAGCTACTTTTAGAGATAGAGATACTGTTGCTGATATTCTTAGTAATGGATCCACAGAAGCAGATTTTACGAATTATGCAAGAAAAACTGGTTTGACTGGTACCATCACTGTGGATGATACCAATGACAGGGTTGATGTGGATGTAGCTGATCAGACTTGGGCGGCTGCAGGTGGTGCATCAAATAATAACTTAACTAAATTAGTTACCGCCTACCAAAATTCGGCGGCTGATTCTGGTCGAGTTCCTATGACTCATCATGATTTTGTTGTGACCACAGATGGAAGTGACTTGACTGCTCAGGTTAACGCTGCTGGTTTCTATAGGGCCAGTTAAAAGAGGTGATATAATGGAACTTGCTCCGGGATTCAATGTCGAGAATGGTGTAGTTACTATTGATCCGGATATTGCTTATCCGGCGATTATGACTGAATTGAAGATTGCAAAGAAAGATTTAGATCAGTACTGGGCTGAGATTATTTATCAGTGTGCCAAGCTTGAGGCTATGCGTTTGGTAGCAAATACAGATCAAGATCCTCGTCCGCAGAATGCTCTTAGGATTATTATTGAAAGTCGAAAAGATAAATGGGCTATTAATAAATTACCAGAAGGTCGGGGAACGAAAGCGGCAACTGCAGGTAGAGAAGCTAGGGAAATTTACAGAAACTGGAGAGGTTTTATTCCTAATTGAGAACCTGATATGATACCTCTTGTCGGAGATTTTCCGGGAGAATACCGGAATAATGCTTTGATAGATAGCGTGGATGCAAGTCAGGCTGTCTTTCATCAACGTCATGGTACCAGTGACAATGATTATCCATTTAATGTTTATGGTTCCGGCGGTAGTGCTAGTAGAAATCTTACTTTAATTGGAGGTAAGATTTTAGGTGGAGTCCCTACAGGAGATTGGCGGACTCTTTATGATGCTCCTAATGGCAATAGTGCCGCTCTACAAGTTACTGATTGTCCTGAAGTAAAGATTAAAGGATGGTATTTTGGTTCTGATCCTGCTTTATCTCAACCACGATTTGTCTGGGATGCTATCAGGCTCCGTGGTACCACAGATAATTATGTGATTGAAGACGTATTTATTGATGGTTGTAGAGATGATGCTCTTGAATTAGAACATGGGTCAGCTGGGATAATTCGTAATAGTCGATTTTTTAATGTATTTGTTTTTCTTGCTACTCATGGTCTGAATGCTGGTGGCAAGATAATGAGAGTTGAGGATTGTTTAGTGAGTATGGGACTTCATTCTTATAAGGGCAGACAAACTCATCAATCGCCTTTTAAAGCTAATACTGATGATCCTGACTACAATCCTAACTTTTCACTTTCTAATGTAGTTGTTGCTATTCGAGATCCGACTCACGAGGGAGGAGTTGGGTCCAGACTGCAATATGCCTTTGAACGTATGGAGGCGGTTAATTGTTATTTCTTAAATCTGAATACGAATGTTTCTTTATCGCAGAACTACCTGGCTATGATTCCGGCCGGGTTTACGATACTTGAAGGTGAGACGGCATTAAACTATTGGGACCAGCGTGTGGCCGCATGGGGCGAGCCACCTTTACCGGAGGATCCTACATTGCAAGAACTTCATGCTGCTGTTGAGGCACTTGAGATGAGGCTTGCCTCTATCGAGGCTGCGGTTGCGGCTAATACTCAGGCTATTGAGAATATCACTATGCCTGATTTGTCGGGAATCAATAATGAACTTCTGAGACTCGATAAACGTTTAGATGATATTAGTGCGGCGTCCGCTGATTGAGGATTTTCAGAGGCAACTAATATGCTTTTGGAACCTCAGTCTATTCATCAAGCAATAAACAACTTCGGAATAGTGGGTTCTGTAAGTGGCGGAGCCTCTGTTCCAGGAGGTGCAACTACATTAGTCGAAGGAGCAGTAACTGAGATAATTTCAGCGGCTAATAATACTCAAAATAATTGGGGTGTTTTTATTGGAATAACTGAGACTGGAGCCTCGGCTACAGCAGCCCAGGCATGTTGCGATATTATTATCGGAAGTTCTACTGTTCTGATTGACTCACTCA